GCTACTTCAGAAAACTTAAATTATTCTTCTAAAGGTTTGATGGGTATATTTAAAAAATATTTCCCAACTTTAGCTTTAGCTGAACAGTATGCTCGTAAACCTATTGCTATTGCTTCTCGTGTTTACGGAGGTAGAATGGGCAATGGAGCTGAAGCTACTCAAGAAGGATTTAAATTTAGAGGTAGAGGTTATATCCAATTGACTGGAAAAGAAAATTATACTGCTTTTGATAAATTTGTTGATGATGATATTTTATCTAACCCCGAATTAGTGGCAAGTAAATATCCTTTAATGTCTGCCGCTTGGTTCTTTAATAAAAATGGACTTTGGAGTATTTGTGATAAAGGAGCTACAGATGAAGTAGTAACAGCTGTAACTAAAAGAGTAAACGGTGGTATTATAGGTTTAGTAGATCGTATTAAACACTTTAAAGAATACTACGCATTATTAGCATAATCTTTAATTTTTCGACATATTTCGCTACTTTTGTAAGACAATTTAATATAGACACTATATAAAAGTTTATGGCACCTATATTTATGGTCGTGGATATAAATAAAATATTTGATTTGTTTAATAATAAAGAACCTGAGTCTTTAAAGGAGAAGGCACAGGCTGTAGATATTTTAATAACAGACTATAAAAACCATCCTTTATTTTGGGTTGGAATGTTTAAAAAACTTATTTATAATCATAATATATTTCATCTTCAATTAACTAAATTTTTTGAAAATATAGATGAGGGTCTAGATCAAGTAGATATAGATAGAGCAGGTGAATATGTTGTGTTTACTAAAGCGTGGGAGTATATTAAAAAAATAGACCCCACCAACCTACAACATCAAGAAGCTATTTATCATTTTTTAGATATTGAGTTAAGAGTAGCATTTGAGTTGTCTATAAACTACTTTCAGGAACAAGAAGAGTATGAAAAATGCTCACACTTGAAAAAGAATTTAGATTTTATAAAACTCCTTTTAGCCTAAATTTGGCTTATATTTTTTTTAATGTTATATTATTGTTACGGGTTTTAAGAAAAATATGAAAAACAGAGAAATAATAATGAGAAGAATGGAGAGAGTAGAGGGGTGTATTGAGAAGTTACAGTTTGCACTACGACGTGGTGATTGGGCTATGGTAGATGAGATTATTCAAGAAATGAGGGATAATATTAACGATGCTAAAGCGTTTGTACAACAGGAACCACTTGGACCTGGAGAAATTAATAATTATTAATATGCAATTGACAGCTGAAGAAATCCAACATAATTGGTTACAGTTGATTGGTTTTATTGAAGATCATATTTCTGAACCTCGTAAAACTAATTTAATTAATTTTTATGAACAGTATTCTGAACGTTTGATATTGATGCCCGCTGCTCATAAGAAAGAATATCATAATGCTTTCCCTGGAGGATATGTAGATCATGTTAATCGAGTTATTACTTGTGCTCTTCATCTTCATGATTTGTGGGCTCAAATGGGAGCTGATGTTACTACTTACACTAAAGAAGAATTAGTATTTTCTGCACTGAATCATGATTTGGGTAAAATGGGTGATGAGACTCATGAATCTTATATTCCTCAAGATGATAAATGGAGGAAGGAAAAATTAGGTGAAGATTATAAATTTAATGATAAATTAGCTTTTGCTAGTGTACCTGATAGAAGTTTGTTCTTGCTTCAACAACATGGAGTCCAATATACTTTTAATGAAATGATTACTATTCAGACTCATGATGGTTTATATGATAAAGCTAATGAAAAATATCTTATGACTTATATGCCAGAGTTAAAACCTAGAACAAGTTTACCTTATATTGTCCATCAGGCTGACTTAATGGCTGCTAGAATTGAGTTTGAAAAAGAATGGTTACCTAAATTCCAGGGTAACTTGGAAATTAAAAAGAAATCATTTACATTGGAGTCTAAGAAATCAGCCCCTGTTAATTCCGCTGTTAAATCTAAAGCATTAGGATCATTAAAAAATGAGGGACTTAAAAATTTATTAGATAACTTATGATATTAACAATTATTATTCTCTCAATATTGGTCGTGACTCTTGGATTCACGACCTTTAATCTTCTTAAAAAGAATGAAAAACAAGAAGACATTCTTTCAGGTTATATGACTTACCTTAATAAAGTATCAGATACTATTGAAGCTGCTGATAAAAAACTTCAAGAAGTAGATCATAGAGGTGCCTTTAAGTCAGATGATGAGGTTGGTTTTGTTTTTGAACAAATCAAAAGTATTCAAACTATATTGAATACATTTATTATTAAAGAAATTAAGTAATGGAATTAGAAGTAAAGAAAAAAAAGAAGGGAGTACAGTACTTTACTCAAGAGACAGAAGATTCCATTGTACTTTATAATAACACTCCAGACCCTGAAGAAAGAAGTAAGATTTATAGAGAAAAAATTCACTATGGATTCTTTAAATTAACAGAAAATATTATCCATACCTTTAAATTTTATTATACAGAGGTAACTAATATTGAAGATTTACAACATGAAGTAATTACATTCCTTTTATCTAAGATTCATTTATATGATCAAACAAAAGGAGCCAAAGCATATTCTTATTTTGGAACAATTGCTAAACGTTACTTAATTTTATCTAATCAGAAAAACTATAAAAAACGAATTGATACTACATCTATTGATATTTTAGAGGAAGATGAAAACCACTCTTATGATATGGAAGAATCACCTTACAATGAACATTTATCTTTATTTATAGATGATTTTACTGATTATTGTACTAAAAATATTTATGAGTTATTTCCTAAAGGTGAAGATGCTCAAATAGCAGATGCTATTCTTGAGTTATTTCGTAAAAGAGAACACTTAGATATTTTTAATAAAAAAGCACTCTACATTTATATCCGTGAAATAATTGATGCTAAAACACCTAAAATTACTAAAATAGCTAATCAATTACATGAAATTTTTAAAGAAGGTTATGTATTTTATTTAGAACATGGATATACAAAGTTTTAGTTTTCATATTTATAAGAAACTAATATTGTATATTTATGTCACAATTTGATAATATAATTTTTAAAAACAAAAAATTTTCTGATGTTTTAGAAGAAATCTATAATAACCAACAGAAAAAAGATAAACAAGTTACAGCACTTATAAGCGAACTAAAACCACTTATTTCAGATATTGGCGACGCTACATTAGTTGTTCCTTTAATTAAGGAATATATGGAGATAAGTGTTAAAAATGATGATTTATTAATCAAGATGGCTGCATTAGCTCAACGTGCTATGCAAACCACAACTTCTGAAGGTGCTTTAACTATTTCTGATGAAGAAAAAGAACAGTTACTAGCTGCTATGAATGAGTTAAAAGGAGGAAATTAATGGGTGTTTTAAATAAAAGAGGTGAAGGTCAAGCAAGTGTTAACGCACAAACAAGTCAATCCCCAAATGGAGTTACTTCATCCCCTATAGCTTTTTTAGCTGGAAGAGTTAAAAATATTATTTTAGATGAATCTAATAGTCGTTTTTTTGATTTTGGAAGATACAATGGAATTGGTACTATTGAATTTCAAGACATAACTAATCCTACAGCCCAACTAACTCCAGCTAAACCTTTTTTTCCTAATTTTAAAAATTATCCTTTAATAGATGAGATTGTTTGGATAGTCCAATTACCCTCTACAGCAATTAATGGTCTTACTCCTGATCAACCTGGTATAAGTACAACAATAAACAATTATTACTTAAATCCTACTGCTTTATGGAATCATCCTCATCATAATGGTTTTCCTTCTGATCCACAAAACTTACCTGATTCTCAACAAAAAGATTATAGACAAACATCTATAGGTAATGTTAGGCGAGTAACAGATCAATCAACAGAAATTAATTTAGGTAAAACATTTATTGAACGTACTAATATCCACCCCTTAATACCTTATGAAGGAGATATACTTTATGAAGGCAGATGGGGTAATAGTATAAGGCTTGGTTCTACTATAAAAACTAAGGAAAATCAAATACCTTTAAATAATTGGTCTGAAGGAACTAGTACATCTGGAGATCCTATTATTCTTATTAGAAATGGTCAAGGTATTCAAACTGATCAGGGATGGATTCCTATTGAAGAAAATATTAATAATGATGATTCTTCTATTTACTTAACAAGTACTCAAAAGATCCCATTAGAAGCTTCAAGTACTCTTTATAATAGTTACCAAACACCCCCAACAACACCAAATCAATACTCAGGAAAACAAGTAATTCTAAATTCAGGTCGTTTAATATTTAACACAAATCAAGACCATATTTTATTTAGTTCAGCTCAAACTGTAGGATTTAACGCTGTTAATGGATTTAACTTTGATACTAAATCAAGCTTTACAATAAATGCTTCTTCTATAAAATTAGGTGGTAAAAATGCTACTGAACCTATTTTAAAAGGTGATGCTTTAGTAACAGAATTGCAAAAATTAATAAA